CATTATACTCCTGGTACATATTTCCGATGCGACCGCGTATCCCCTTAAACAGCCAATCGAAGTGCATCAAATCTGCGGCACCGCCGCCGTGAATGTGACTACCAAAGTGACCACCCCAACCCAACTGCTTGGCCATTTCCGGCCCGTACTTCTGCATCGCGGCGAGATACGCCTGGATTGCAACCTTGCGATATAAACCGGAACGATCAGCCCCTTCATTGGGGATCGCCTTGCCATCGGGACCAACAATCTCGAAATCCGCAGCTTTACCGCGATAGTGACCTGAAGATGGGTCACCGCCGGGCCGCGCACCGGATGTCTGACGCACACTGTACCCAGCCGGTAGCGCTGCCGTGAAGGCTTGGTTCATGATCTCCAAAAGCGCAGAGCTACTACCCTTACCAAATTTACCAACGGAACCACCACCACCAGTCCCTTGTGTCTCAAAAGCACCCGCCCCCATCTCCCTCACTTGCCGCATGAGTTCGGGATGCTGATTCGTCCACGGCTGGATACCGCGATGCTGCAAAAGGTACCCTGCCAACTGACGTTGGACTTCGGGGCTGAACTTGGTCGTTTCGGGATCAAGGTGTAGTGCCTTAATTGTGTCCGCTATCGTATCCCTCGTCATCTGGAACGCACCTATCGGTGTGTGACTCCCCATATGCTGTCTTTGGTACTCCATAACCTTGGCTATTGTCATTTCGGTGAGTCCTTTCATCTCACCGCTGTACATAGCGTTGTAATTAATACCAGCTTTGGTGAATGTTCCTTCGGCCCGCGAGATTAGCTCAGCGGCTTTTTGTGATATCGCCCCCGCTCCCGCCGGTCCTCCCTGATCAGGTGTCGCACCACCACCATCGGGCGATGCACCGCCACCATCGCCGCCAGCGCCAGCGCCGCCAGCGCCAGCGGTACCACCGACCCGAATAAGAGCCTCCTCAAACGCGTCGGTTATTTTGTCGTAAACTTCTGTCGCAAAAGTGACAAAAGGCTGAAACGAAGAGTCATTCGCAAGCCAGCGACTCATATCATCTAAAGAGTCACTAAGACCCCCACCCATAAAAAGCGACTGTAGCCCCTGACTGATCGGCTGCGGTAACACCATCTCGCCCGCATGCGCGTTGATCGGAACAATACCGCCTTTCTGCATACCAGGAATTTTCCCGGCTGGTGTATTCGGCGGCAGGCTTGCACGCCATTGCAGAGCCGCCTTATCCTCGTCACTAAAATTGGTCCCGGTTTCGAGAAGCTGTTGTGCCTGTGCGGGTGTCAAATTGATAAACTTATTTGATCCCTGACCCAAAGGAATAGTAACACCACCGCCCGCCGCCTTACGCGCTTGTTCACCGAGTTTCTTCTCAGCTTCCTCTTCAGCTTTGTTACCCGTCGATGTTGGGTGGATTGCCCACATAAGCCCGGCTATAGTGGTCAGTACAGCGGCTACCGGCGCAGCCGCTAGGAGTAACCCTCCCATACTCCCGGTGAGAGTAACTATCGCCCCTGAGAAGCCTAAAATACCGCCGATGACCGGTGCAGCAAAATATGTCACAAGAATAGCAAGTACCGCATTGACCGGCCCGATTTTTTCAGCCAGCCAATTAAAGGCAGCAATCAACTTGCAAACAGCATCGTGCACGACCCAGAATATTGCTTTCAAGTCCTCCCAGGTACTCTTAACATCCTCCCACGCGTCTTTGATCTTCTTCGGGTGTTTGATTAGGTCATCGACCCAGTTCAGAACACTGGTAGTGATCTCGTCAATGAGAGGATTGAGTTCCTCCATAAACTTGTTGATTTCGGGCGCGCTCGTCTGTAACCACTCATCAAACTTATCAAAGACATGTGACAGAATACCCGACAAACCCCCGGTGACACTCTTCCACATAGTGTCAACGGTGAAACCCAGCTTTGTCCACGAAACCTGCATCTTGACCGAGTTTTTCTCGGCTTCATCCATTTGTTTCTGGAACAGCAAAGTAACCTGTTTATTGTGTTCCTGTACGGAGGCGTACTCTTTCCAATGACGATGCGTCCGTTCCGCAATCATCATGTTAACGCCATACTGTTCCCGCATGACGCGGGAGAAGTTCACCGCCGCAGCGGAAGCTTCACCCAACGGGCCAGACGACAGTTCGTGGTACCGCTTGATAATCCCTTCTATGTCCATCGAGTGACCGTGGAGCATCGAGCGCAATAAGCCCTTCATCCACGGTGACTCGGTCAGCTTTTGATTTAGCGATGTCTGTGCACCGATAAGGTCTTGGTAACTTCCACCGACCGCTTCGACGGCGTAGCCAACCTCCCGTAACTTGTTGACCGTGGTACCACCCATCGTGGCGGCAAACGACAGCCGCGCCATCTGGGCAGCGGTACGGCGCACGGCTTCCTCTGCCGCGACCGCCATTCCCATGATCGCGCCTGAGAACTCTAGAACGCCCTTTAGACCATCAGTGATCGTGGTGATGAAACGCTTCGCGCTCGCTTGGTCAATCTGGTAACCAAGCTTGATGACAAATGACTCTAGGACGTTTTCAGCCATGTCACCGGTTCCGTTCTGCTTCCATCACGTCTTCGACACGCGCGCGGTTTTCGTTGCGCACATCTATCGCCTCGTTCATCCGCGCCACGTCTGACAAATCCAATGCGCAGTTCTTCAACGATTCGTAGTGACACATCCCTTCGAGTACCGGGCGCATTAGCCAGTACTCGCCATCCGTCATGTCTGCGGATTCGATACTTGGGCCACCTCGGCTCCCGAACCGTTGAGGGAGCGGCCTGGAAAAAAAGGCGCAAGGTTGTCCTGGATCACCGCAAACGACAGTTGCAGCATGATCGTCAGATCGATGTCTTCGAACATCAGGTCACCAGCCGGTGTCGCCAGACGGACCCACTGCCCCACCGGGTTCTTGCGGGTACACACGGCAAGACAGGTCTTGATGATAAACTCACTGTCCTGTTGTGACATGTCGGCTACCGCCTGGGCGATAGGACCGAGTGACGACCAGCGCACCAGTTCCTCCGATGCGCCCGCCGCCTGTGCCGCCGCCGCAACCTGTGACGCCGCAGTCTCACCCATCCCGCTAAACAATGGCATCAGCTTGCGGAACAGGTGAAACTGCTTGAACGCGTCGAGTTTCCCGGTGCGGTACCAGACATCGTTGATCTCTAGTTCTTCCATTGTCACCCTCCCTTGTGACTAATGTCAGAACGCGACGGCGAGTCCCGTGCCAAGGATGAAGTCAACGACACCGGCATGGAACGTCCACACCATTTCGCCACCCTCTTTGGCGTAAGTGACATCGGGAAATTTCGCGAACGCGCACTGTTGACAGGTAATAACATCGTTGCGCTGCAAGTCACGGATACTGATCTGGTTCTGTCCGTGATTGGCAGTACCGGCGGGGTTCCCGGCAGTGCCCGTATCATTCGCGTACATCTGTGACAGCAACGCGTTAGTCGGGCTGGTCTTCAGCAAGCGGACAGTGACTGTCGCGCCCTTGCCGGAATGCAGTGAGTGCATGACACACCCATCGGCCCCAATGGTCATGGTCGATTTGTCTTCAACCATGTTCACCGAGATACCGCCTTCGGAGTTACACGATCCGTAACCCAGATTGAAGGAACCGTTGGGTCCGGCAATCGCGCACATATTGTCATTGAAACTGTACGTCGCCATCTGTCACCCTCCTCAAGATGTCACCTTTAGGTGAACCCCACGTAACTGGTTACGTGCCCAAACAAGGTCATAACGGACACCCGTCGTGACACTAAAATCCCACATGGTGGTACTGTCGTCCCACAACGTCACCTTTTCATCCCAATGCGTCAGACCGGCACTGTCTATGCTGTAAGGTGACGGGGCGATTCTCACAAAACCGTCAGAAATCACTTTTGTCTCCTTGGGGCGAGTGGCGGGATTCGAACCCGCGACCGCCGGGACCACAACCCAACGCTCTACCCCTGAGCTACACCCGCCAAAAGAGTCACCGGTTGACGTTGATCAACACGTCGACAAAATGGATGGCACCGGCCAACTTGGTGGCGATCTGGATCAGCGGTGCAATACGGGATTCACGATCCGCCTGTGACTGCGTGTCCACATTGTTGGCGAAGGTATAGAACCCATTATGCAGAGTGTCTCCCTGGTGAAGCTCACCAAAACCCGGCGCGTTCCACACACCGGGCGCGATCAAACCGTTCTGTACCCCCTGTGCCAACGAGGCGTCACAGGTTGTCACCAGAACATGCACACCGGGGTTGGTCTGCGGTATCTTTGGTGACGTATAGAGCACATTGAACAAGTCGTTCTGTATCCGGTTACTCAACCAATCCAAGCCGTGCATCTCGTCAAAATACGCCCGGCCCGACATGACACCTTCCTGGGTGATCGCCGCGCCATTATTGTACTGGACGTAGACATTGATCCGTTTGGCCGCGAGTGTCGTCGCGTTCGACCCGGAAAGCACTTCGGGCGTGGCACCCGGTTCCACCTTAAACTTCATGGTCAGGGTGGTATTGGACCCTTCGAAATTCACGGTTAGTGCCCGGCCAAAGAAGCTACAAATGGCGTGGGGGCTGTACAGTGACCACTGAATCACCGTCCGCATATAGTCGGCCAGCATCGCCTGTGACCCGATATCGGTGACATTCGCCGGGTCGAGACAGGTTTGCTCGTTGGTGGTGATCCCATACATGTGCTTGTCACTGGCAGCCTCGATATAAGCCGAGATCGCCATATGCTCGATGTCGGTCAGTATCCGCGATGCGGCGAAAGTCACCGCGTACCAGCCACGCCCATCAACACGCACGACAGCCGCCACCGGGGTTTCAATCGCGATACCGGCCACGCTGCGGATCGCCGTGGCGCTGGTCATCATCAACTGCGCCGAGATATCGGTGCCGCCGCCGGTCGGTACACCAAAGAACCCCACCGATGACGTTGGACCGTTGGTGCCGCTCTGGCAAAGGAACT